GGTTTCTTTTAACAAACTCTCGGAAAAATGGCAAGAAAACAACAGGCTGACGGCAAGAACAGCGTGGCAAACGTGGTGCGCCTGGTGTCGGAGCTGAGCCAAAAGATACCTTTGCCGGCGGGTGTGGTGCTGCGAGACGACGACGAAATGGTAATATGGGATCAGTTCACTCACGCGCGCGTGCGCGAGGGCTGGCGTGAATTTGACCTGCTGATCGTTGCCAAGGCCGTCCGGTTGGAGGCTGATATTCGCAAGCATCAGAAAAGTTTAGACAGGATGGGCGTACTGGTCAAGACCGACAAGGGCACGCCTATCGTGAATCCGCTGGTGTCGGTGATCGACTCGATGCAACGCCAGCAGCTTGCACTTATCCGCAGCCTGAGCCTGAACCAGACGGCGCAAGACCCGCGCACTTTGAACGGGCAGGGCGTGGAGCAGTCCAGGCTACGGTCGGATATGTACGATGCCAGCGATTTAATCGCAAGATAGTCATGGCGACAAGGAAAAAGCCGGTGTCGAAAATGACACGGGGGGAAAGGGCTTGCGCCTTCATTCAGGAATTTTGCCGCGTACCCGAGGGCGCGTTAGTCGGGCAACCTTTGATCTTGGCACCGTTTCAAAAGCGGTTCATCCTTGCGATCTATGACAGCAAGGTTGGCACGCGCAGGGCGTTTTTAAGCATTGCCCGAAAGAACGGCAAGACCGGGCTGATAGCTGCAATCCTGCTGGTGCACCTGGTCGGGCCGGAAGCAAAGTTAAACAGCCAGATCGTTAGCGGCGCAAGGTCAAGGGAACAGGCCGGGCAGGTTTTCAACTACGCCTCAAAGATGGTGACGCTGAATCCTGAGCTGGGTAAGCTGGTCAAGATCATCCCGTCTGGCAAAAGGTTAATCGGGATCAATCGGAACGTAGAGTACCGGGCGCTTGCTGCGGAGGGATCAACGGCGATGGGCCTTTCTCCAGTCCTTGCGATTATGGATGAGCTGGGGCAGATCAGAGGCCAGCAGGATGATTTTGTTGACGCGATTACGACGAGCCAAGGCGCACACGATGCACCTTTGCTGATCGGTATCTCGACAATGGCTCCGACCGATGCGGATTTATTCAGCATTTGGCTGGATGACGCGATCAAAAGCAAAGACCCGCGCATCGTCTGCCACGTTTATGACGCACCGAAGGACGCTGACCTACTCAGTCGCAAAGCATGGAAGGCCGCTAACCCCGGCCTGGGGCTGTTTAGGAGCCTAGAGGACATCAGGGAACAGGCTGAGGCCGCGTATAGGATGCCGTCGAACGAGGCAACCTTTAGGAATTTGTGCTTGAATCAGCGCGTCGAAGTGACAAGCCCATTCGTGACCAGAAAAGTCTGGCAAGAGAACGGCGCGATACCGGCATTGCTGGAGGGTCTGGACGTTTACGGCGGGCTTGATCTATCGAGCGTGTCCGACTTGACCGCTTTGGTTTTGGTGTCAGAATATGGTGATGTGCATTCGACGTTCTGGCTTCCTGCGGTTGGCCTGGCCGAGAAAAGCAAAAAAGACCGCGTGCCATACGATATGTGGGCAAAGATGGGTTATCTGGAAACCACACCGGGCCGGGCGATTGAATATGAGTTCGTTGCCGAGCATCTTCGCGGGGTGTTTGACCGCTGCAACGTCAAGGCAATAGCGTTTGACCGTTACAACATGCGGTTTCTCAGGCCGTGGCTTGAAAAAGTAGGGTTCTCGGATGACGAATTGGATCGGTTCAGAGAGTTCGGGCAGGGGTTTGTCAGTATGTCCCCGGCATTGCGCGAGCTTGAATCGCGGCTGCTGATGAAAAAGTTAAAGCACGGCAATCAGCCGGTGCTGACCATGTGCGCAAATAATGCCACGGTACTGACTGATCCGGCAGGTAATAGGAAGTTTATCAAGGGCAAGGCCACGGGCCGCATCGACGGGATGGTAAGTTTGGCGATGGCCGTAGGTGTGATGCCCGCCGCTGAAACAGTAGAAACCTCATTTTGGGAAACAACAACCGATGAAAAAATACCTAGCTGACGCGCTGATGATCGCCGGGGCCGCTGTCCTATCCTACGGCGCGTGGCTTGTTTACAACCCCGGCGGCTACATCGTAGGCGGTGTCCTACTGATTGCCGGCGGTATTGTGGCGGCTCGCGGCTGATGTTTGCTGAAGCCTTTTCACGCAAGGGGTCGAGCTACGACATCCTGCGGGAGATCGCCGGGCACACCGGGCGCATCACCAAGACCGGGAAGTCGGTAACGATTAACTCTGCGATTGAGGTATCTGCTGTGATGGCGTGTGTCCGCGTCCGGGCCAACGGTATCGCGCAAGTACCCCTAAAGCTGATGCGTAAAAGCGCAGACGGGCGCAATAAGCTCCCGGCAACCGACCATTCACTGTATAGACTGCTCGCTGCACGCCCGAATAACTGGCAAACCAGCTTCGAATACCGCCAAACTATGGCGATGCACTTCATTTTGACGGGCAATCACTTCTCATTCATCAACCGAAGTAACCGTTCGGGGATCATGGAACTGATACCTTTCTCGCCTGGAGCCGTAACGGTCAAGCGGGCAGAGGATTTTTCGCTGACTTATGAAGTCCGGGCCGAGAACGGATCGGTGCAAGAGTTCCCAGCGAAGGCTATTTGGCACGTCAAAGGGCCAAGCTGGAACACATGGATGGGGCTGGAGGGTGTCAGAATTGCACGCGAAGCTATTGGGCTAGCGATGGCAACTGAGGAATCACAGGCCAGGTTTCACAAAAACGGCGTGCGACCTTCGGGGACGTACTCAGTCGAAGGGACTTTAAAGGATGAGCAGTACAAATCATTGAAAAAGTGGATCGACGACAACTACGCCGGGTCAGAGAATGCTGGCGGTGCAATGCTGATGGATAGAAGTGCAAAGTGGCTTTCCACGCAGATGACGGGTGTGGACGCGCAGCATTTGGAAACGCGCAAGTTCCAAGTAGAGGAAATCTGCCGACACATGAACGTCAATCCGATTTTGATATTTGCAGAATCGAAAAACACGACCTACGCCAGCGCGGAGCAGATGTTCCTTGCCCATGTAGTTCATACGCTCAGCCCAGATTACACGATGATCGAGCAATCGATCGACGCGAACCTGCTGACGGATGCAGACAGGGCTGATGGTTTGTTTGCAAATTTTGTAGATGAGGGATTACTACGTGGGTCTTTGAGCAGCAAGCACGCGATTATTCTCGCAGACGTAAACGGCGGTTTGATTACCGCCAACGAAGGGCGCACGCTGATGGACTTAAACCCAGACCCAGACCCGGCCAGCGACAAGTTGCGAGTCCCGGCAAATATCGTCGGGGCACCGGCAAAAACGGAAGGAACTCCCTGACTGATTCAGACCCGACGGGCAGGCTTGGTCACCCGAAGTTTGAGTGCGACCATTGCAATCGAATGTTTACGCGCTAACCTAGCGTAGCAAAGCATGATCCGCCGAAATACTGCGGGCGGGCGTGCAAGTACGCTGCATTTCGGGCGAATGGCTGGCCGGTAGAGAAGCCAACGGTCACGGTTTGTTGTGAGACATGTGGCAAGCGTGCGGAAGTAACCACGGCGCTGGCTGAAACCAAACGGTTTTGTTCACAGGCTTGCATGATCGTGTGGCGCGGGCCGGTGATGCGTGAATTGCGGTATTTGCCAGATGCTCATGCGACCGTCAAATGCGAGGTGTGCGGCACAGATTTTGAAACGCACAAATGCAGGATTAAAGACGGGCGCGGCAGATTCTGCTCGCGTGGTTGCGTAGGAGCGTGGACAATCAGACAGCAAGACAGGGTGAGCGGCGCTGAGAAACGATTTTGCACCGATATGCTTGCGGCTGGACTGCAATTTGAAACGCAGGCCAGAATTGGTAGATGGACGGTTGACGCGGTTTTCGAGCGAGAAATGTTAGCCGTTGAGTTTGACGGTGAGTACTGGCATTCGTTGCCAAAGTCTATCGAGCGCGACGCCAAAAAAGATGCCGATCTATCGGCCAGGGGATACGTTGTTTTACGCATCCCGGAACGATTGCACATTAATAACCCCAAAGCAGCCGTGCAAATGGTGGTTGATAAGTTGTTGATAATTTGTGAAGGAATGGAACATGCAATATAAAAAATTAGATTGCGGGTTTGAACTCAAGGCCATGAACGATGTCGGTATTTTTACCGGGTACGGTTCTGTTTTCGGAGTACTCGATAGCTACGCCGATGTAGTGGCACCAGGCGCGTTTGCTGATTCATTGGCAGCGCACCAGGCAAAGGGCACTATGCCCGCGATGCTGTGGCAGCACAAATCAGCAGAGCCGATTGGCGTTTACTTAAATATGAGTGAAGACGCGGTTGGTCTGAAGGTCGAGGGACAGCTTGCAATGCAAACGCAGCGCGGCGCTGAGGCTTACGCACTATTGAAAATGGGCGCTTTGTCTGGTCTTAGCATTGGCTTTCAAACCCGCAAAGAAAATTACGACAAGGTGACTGGCATCAATACGCTAAACCAAGTTGATCTTTGGGAGGTCAGCCCGGTAACTTTTGGCGCAAACCCTGCTGCGCAGGTTACGGGTGTGAAAAGCATCGAACAAATTGAAGACTTGAAAAGTGCCGAAAAGTATTTGCGTGATGCAGGCTTTTCGCGTCGAGAGGCCGTGACATTTATTGCCATGGTTAAAAGCATATCGCAGAGTAATTCTGATGATGGCATGAAGCAAATAGTTGACGCTTTAAAACGTCATACGATCAAAAACTGAAAAGGAAACTCCATCATGGAAACAAACGAAATCGCTGGATTGATCCAGAAACAAGGCGAGGCCTTCGAGGTCTTCAAATCAAGCAACGATCAACTGATCGCTGCAAAAGCTGACGGTAAGGCCGTTGGCGATCTGACCGCAAACGTTGCCAAGCTGAATGAAGCTCTCAACGACATCGGCAAGCAAATGCTCGAAGTTGAAAAGAAAGCAGGCCGTCCGAATATGGGCAAAGACGAGGCCACGCCAGAGCAAGCTGAATACCGCAAGGCGTTCGGTTTGTATCTCCGCACGGGCGAGGGTGATTCGCGCGCTCTGAAAGACATGGGCCGCAAAGCCATGAACTCCGGCTCAGACCCGGACGGTGGTTATACCGTATTGCCTGAAATGGATATGGCAATTGAGCGCATCGCTGATACGATGGGTGGGCTGGCTTCCCTTGCTGATACCATCACCATCGGAACGGCTAAGTGGGAAAAGCTGGTCAAGACTGCAGGCATGGCAATGCGTCGTATTGCTGACGGTGGCGCTGGGGGCGAAACGACTGAGCCGACCTTTGCAAAGATTGCGATTGAAGTTCACACTGCTGAAGTCGAGCCTTGGGTGTTCAACGAAACGCTGGAAGATTCGTTTGTCAACCTCGAAGCTGACCTGGCTGCAGAAGCTGCGATTGGCTTTGCCGAAGGTGCGAATGCTGAGTACATCACCGGTAACGGTGTTGGCAAGGCTCGCGGTATCACGGCGTATGACAACGTGCACAATGGCTCGTTTGCCTGGGGCAAAGTCGGATTCATCCGTTCGGGTGCATCCGGTGCGTTCGCTTCCACGGCTCCTGCTGATCGTGTAGTTAGCTTGCAGCACGCGCTAAAAGCTCAATACCGGGCCGGTGCTAGTTGGTTGGTAAGTGATTCGACGCTGGGCGTGATGCGCCAGTTCAAAGACGCTTCGGGCGCTTACTACCTGTGGAATCCAGACCCAGCCGGTGGATTCGGTGGCCGCTTCCTCGGCTCGCCTGTGACTGTGGACGACAACATGCCCGCCCTGGGTGCTGGTAGCTACTCGCTGGCTTTCGGCAATTTTGCACGCGGATACAAGATCGTCAATCGCTCTGGTACTACGCTGATCCGTGACAACATCACCTCTAAAGGTCAGACGAAGTTCAATTTCCGTCGCCGCTTTGGTGGAGGCATCTTTAACTATGAGGCAATCAAACTAATGTCATTTGTGACTGGTACTGCCTAAACAGGATCGCCGGGGTTCGCCTCGGCTTTCATTGCAAAAACTTGTGCCGACCAAGCTTGCTCGGCTGTTTTAGAAAAGGAAAATTATCATGACTATTCGAGATTTGCATAGCAATATGCGTACAAAAGTTGGGTTACTGCCAGTCAGCATCGTCGGGACACGTTCGGGCACGATCATCGACCGCCAGGGATTTGGCGGTGTGGAGTTTGTAATCGGCTATGGCGCAGTGACTACGACCGGCACCGTCTCAACGGTGGTGATCAAAGACGGCGATGTGACCGGCACGATGGTATCGGTTGCCAATTCTGCCCTGCTGGGCACTGAGGCGCTGGCTAGTCTGTTGGCCGCTACCCCGCGCACGGCTGGCACGACCAAGGAAGTGTCCAAGCGGATCGGCTATGTCGGTGTGAAACGCTACGTTTCCTGCGATCACGTTACCTCAGGGACGACTTCGGTTGGACTGGTTGACCAAAAAGTCATTCTGCACAGCCCTGAGCTGGCCCCGCAAGCTAACCCGTAAGGGAATTCGAATAGGGCGGGTGCTTACCCATCCGCCGCCGCGCACCTCGGCACCTTTTTTAATCTCGGTAAGGGGATGTAATGGCAAATGTAGAGCGTCATGTGGCTATTTTGGGACTTGGCCCAAGCCTAGAGCAGTACCAGGACATCACCAAGCGGCAGGGCGGGCGGTCTAAATTTTGTGACGAAACGTGGGCAATAAACGCTTTGGGCGATGTTTTTGCCTGCGATCTGGTTTTCCACATGGATGACGTAAGGATTCAGGAGATTCGGGCGGCGGCAAAGCCAGACTCGAATATTGCGGCGATGCTGGAATGGATCAAGACAAGCCAGGTTCCGGTGGTGACCAGTCGTGCGCATCCTGATTACCCGGCGCTGGTCGAGTTTCCGCTTGAGGATGTTTTGAATAATTTGGGGCACGATTATTTCAACAACACTGGGGCTTATGCGGTGGCCTTTGCGATTCACACCGAAGCGACGCAGATAAGCCTTTTTGGGTTTGATTATTCCTACGAAAACGTGCATCACGCAGAAAAGGGCCGTGCGTGTGTGGAGTTTTGGTTGGGCGTGGCTCATGCGCGGGGAATCAAGATCAACATGCCAAAGAACACGCCGCTGATGGACTCCTGCCACTCGCGGGCTGATCGGCTTTACGGGTACGACACGCAGGACGTGATTTTTGATATGCAGGCCGATGGGACGGTAAAGCTCGAATTCAAAGAGGTAGATACATTGCCCACGGCGGAGGAAAAAGAGAAAAGCTATGACCACTCGGCCCCAATTAGCAAGCAGCACCTGAAAGTAAGCAACAGATGAAATACGAAATCCTAAAAGACTTCGCGGGCTCGCAGGACGGAACGGTTACGGAGCAATTCGCCGCCGGTACTACACGCGATCTGAGCGATTATCTTGCACGCTGCATAAACCCGGATTGGGCCAAGCCTGCTGGTAGGGTGGTCGAGATCGAAAACAAGGCTGTCATCACAGATGGCGTGCCAGCGAAGCGCATAAAGGCAAAGTAAATGGCTTACGGATCAGCATCATGGGGCAAGCTCGCTTGGTCTAATCCGCACTATTTTTTCCTATCAGCACCGTCTGGTCGTGGGTATCTTCCGGAAACTAAAATCAACACGACAC